CTCCCACTCCAACTCCGACTCCAGAAGAAACTCTAACTCCCACACCAACTCCAACCCCCACACCAACTCCAACTCCCACACCAACACCAACTCCAACTCCGACTCCAACTCCCACACCAACTCCGACTCCAGAAGAAACTCCTACCCCAACACCAATACCAAACAAACCGGAACGAGAAATTGTGGACGAGAACATTACATCCACCCCACTCTATGACACCGAAGAAGAGGAACCGGAGAATATGGGTCCATATTATGTTCCGTGGAAGAGAAGTTCAATGGAATATTACAACAAATCCCTTCCTCAAGAAGATGCCATTGCCAGTGCCCGGTATGTGTCTGGATATATATCTGGCAGTTTTGTCGGAAATGTTGGAACGGACATACCACCAACTGACGTAGAAACAGAAGAACAGGACAACGACAGAAAAAAATAATATTTTATATATACTGTTGTTGTCTTTGATGGAAATTTATAGTATATCCCCAATGGTTCTTGTTTTATTTTATATGCACATATGAGTGGGAAAACAATAACCAATTACATTGAACACACATGCGGAGATGCAGTTAGTGTTTTTGTCAGAAACCTATGGGATGGAAACGGATGGCCAATAGTAAGTTCTATATTAGTGTTGACAGATTGGAATTTTTTGTGTTTAGTGTAATATGTTATGGCAGATATATATGTATATATTTTAGTAAGTGGGGGGTCGATGTTTATATGCATTCTAATGTATATTATATGGAATTTGTACAACAAAAACAAAACATATGAACAATGGATACTACAAACGAGGGATGATGTAGATACATTAAATGAAACAGTGACTGAATTGGATAGTCAACAAATATTTGAAAAGGACGACGAGGTGGGGGCGGTCTTCACAGGAATTAAAGAACTTATACAGAGTTTTAAAAAAAAGGTTAAGGATGGAACATGACTAAAACAAAAACAAAAAAAGTAACAAAAGTAGCAAAAGAAAAACCCCAGAAAACAGAAGTTCCAAAAAAACCAATAAAAAGAAGACGTCGAAGGAAGAAGGGTAAATCTAAAATGTATTTTACCCAAGATACGGAGGACGCAATTGTAGAATACAATGGTTCCGAGGATGTTAACTTCCGAAACACTATATACAACGCCCGTATAAGTTATGCATTTGATAAACTTGCGGAAAACATACTAAACACTTTTAAGTTTTCTTATTTTCAGTGCAGTCACGAAGAAGTTCAGAAAGAAGTAGTAAGTAATTTGGTGAGTAACATACACAAGTATAAACAAGAAAACGGAAAGGCCTTCTCTTATTTTAGTATTATAGCAAAGAACTTTTTGATATTATATAATAATGGAAACTATAAAAAATTTAAGAGGCATACCAGTGTTGATGACGATGAGGTTGTGTATGATCACAAGGAGTTGACTGTATTTCCAAAGGCCGAGATAAAAAGACGAGAGTTATCTGAGTTTCTTGAATTGATGATTGATTTTTGGGACACCAATCTTGAAAAAATGTTTAAAAAAGAAAATGAATTTCGCATTGCATCGGCCGTAGTCGAGATTTTTAGAAATTGTGCCACGATAGAAAATTTCAATAAAAAGGCCTTGTATTTATATATACGAGAGATGACAAACTGTAAAACTCAAAATATTACTAAGGTTATCAACAAGATGAAGAATGCACAGAAGAATATACAAGAGCAATATAGGAAACTTGGGTATATTGAGGTGGACATACATAAGTGACGTAGTTCTGTAAAAAAATATATATGTCTATATTTATAATTTATGGAAAAAGACATAGAGATTTTTGAAGGAAAAACATTTTCCTCGTTGGTTCGGGATATCTATAATAATTCATCTCATAAAAAGGATCAGATAAATCAACTTATCAAAGATTTGCATGGGATGATTAAAGATGTCGGAGGTGCTACTGTAGTTGCACCAATGATAAAGGACTATCTTGATGTGGGCATAAAAAACGACGACCAACTTGTAAAACTTTCTGCCGTTTTACAACGAGTTATAAATGGTGGAAGCTCTGGTGACGAGAGTGGAGACTACACTTTAAGTGAAGACGAAAAAGAACAATTACTTAAGAGTGTCCAAGGTGAATTAAAGGACATCAAAGTGGTGGACACTGCGATAACCAATCAACTCGATGAGATAACCGAGACTCCAAACAAAGATGGCCCATAGTAAATATTATAAACGGTCTGAAAGTAGAGACCTGGAAATTATGTCGTTGATGACCCAACGACAAGTTTACAATAGAAAACCTGAGGGAATTTTATTTTATGAACTCGAACCGGCCGTGGTTATTGATGTAATTAGGGACGAATCGCACTCTGTGTTCAAGAAGGACAAAGGGTCACCACATCAAAATCACAACGAATGGCCAAGTGGTTATAATAATACAGAGGACTTGGATTATGCGTGGATAGGTAGAATCAAGGCAAGGGAAATCAACAGTCAGGAAACGGTTCCAGTCAACGAACTGGATTGGATACTTCCACTGGAAGCAGGTCTCATGGAATACCCATTGGTAAACGAACTTGTGATAGTGGTGGAGTTCATGGGTTCGAAATATTACTCAAGGAGGCTGAACACCCGAAATTTCATAAACAACTCGGCCGATTTTAGATACGAACATCAATATGGAAAAAATGACGGAGTTACTTCACACACAAGTGATAACTTGGTCGGTGCCAGAAATCGTTCTAATCTGGGTCCTTCACAGGCATCATATGGTTCGTTTCTCGGAAAATACTTTAAGGCAAATAACAAAATAAGACCACTGAGGCACTACGAAGGTGACACTATATTAGAGAGTAGATTCGGAAGTAGTGTACGGTTTGGGTGTTATGTGGATAATCCAATATTTGATAGGGGAACATCAAAGGGACATGGAGAATCATATGATGGAAACTATGGGAACCCGATGGTATTAATAAGAAACCGGCAACACATAACAACGGACAAAGAAACCAAATTTCAGTTTAACATACTTGAGGATATAAACCGTGACGGAAGTTCAATACATATGACATCTGGTAATACAAAGTCTGAGTTTTTATCAACCATCAGTCATTCATATGATAATGTGTGGTATGGGTGTATTGGGTGTAGGCGTGGTGGATTTAGTGGTTTATATGCACTGGCGAATTCGGTAATAGGGTCGAAGAAAGTAAAAAGCATAGATAATTCAGAAGAGAAGAAGGGATCACTGGGAGGACTATCAATACCGAACGAGTCTGATATGATGGCAACCACCCTGGGAGGAGGAGTGGGGGCAGCCGCCGGACTAAATCCGTTCTCTGACATATCCAGTTCACTAAAAAAGGGTGACTTGGGAGGGGCCATGGGATCTGCAATGGGAACCGCGGTCGGCGGCCCACTAGGTTCTAAGATAGGAAAACGACTGGGTGGAATTGGAACGAAGTCGATTAAGAAATTTATAAGTTCACCTGGGTCACCTGCATCCGGTAGAAAGTCTCAACGAAAGAAGTTTGTAAAATCAATAGCATCCGGAAACTTTTCCCTCAACCCACAATATGAGCGGGGTATTGTTAAATCGGTGGTTTCTGCCAGAACTGCCGGAAAGTCCTCATTAATGGGTTCCTCAGTTGGTAGTGCTATCTCGGCCGCAACATCTCTCGGAATAGGCATTCCTGGTCTGGATGATTTGGGGATAGATTCCAATGACAGTCCGATGTTTAAATTGTTTAAATTGGCCGCATTCGGCATCAGGGCAATATGCGCTGCGTTGCGAAAAAAACACGGACGTGGTTATGGGTCTAAGACTGAAGAAAAACTGGGATGGTTACTATCATTGGGGATTGACTTGTCATTACTTGCCATGCTCAAGGCCTTGTTTGATAAACTTCGGGGTTTGAAGTTTAATTTTGGTTCATTTAAGTCGTTGAACTTAAATGACCTACTAATGGATCTATGTGACTGGTTAACACAGGTTGATTATAAATCTTCGTTGGTTGATACTTTTAGGAGTGAAACAAACAAACTATTAACTGACTCGGAATTGACAAAACAATTGGGTGACAAATTTGTTGGAGATGGAACCTACGGAACATATGCCAGGAATCATCCAAAATTTGATACCAATTATAGGTCATTGACGGGAGATGTGGATGCACTGGTAGCTGCGTCAAAAACATTCGGACAAACATCTCTATCACTGACCAAAGGTGGGCAGGAAAAAGCCCATGTGAAATTTGATCCACTCACAGGATTGTTTAGAGAGAAGCAACCAACAACTGGAAATCAACAGGCCGTCCAACAAGGGACACTTTCAACATCACTACCCGGTATAGCATCACTATTTACAGGAACATCCACAGAATCCACAACTCCCCCCGTGGGAATGTCATCATCTAGCAGGTCAGATTCCGCAGTAAGTGCGTCTCAAACCCCAACAACTGGAATAGCAGCTTTGCTTGGTGGAGAACTTTCGTCAACCCCAACCATACCCCAACAAACTCCACCAAGAAAAGAGGCCTCCACAACAAGTGCAAAAACGACTACAAGTGGTATAACCTCGGTTGGGGGGGTTGAACTTCCTGCTGGACAACGGGTTATCCAATCACCGTCACAACCAACCGCAAATGTAACCCCGGTGAGTGCGACGGCAACCAAAGTGACATCCTTCATGAGTGGGAAAGAAATATCCAAAGCCTCCTTACAGGGAACTGTGCTTGCCAGTGCCGACCTAAATGCAGTTGCATTGCTGGACGAAGAAGATTTAACAACACTCATGGACACTCCACGAATCGAAGCAGAAATAAATACGGCAAAAAAGGTACATGACAAGACTTTCAACGAGGAGATGGAAAAGGTTGAAAAGTCAATTTTGGAAAAAACAGATGGTGACGCGATTTTTGGAAAACAACTACCCACACTTACAGGCAATCAAATCATAATCAACTCGGAACGAGTAATAATATCATCAAAAACTCAAGAAACTGGAATTTTTTCCAAAAAGAAGTTTTTTGTTACAACGGATGATGAAATAACAATGGATGCAAAGCAACGGATAGTTATGCGTTCCGACAAGCATGTCTCCATAGTGTCACCGAGTGTGCATTTGGGATTATTTACATCTCAGTGTCACCCAACGTTGAAGGGAGACTGTACAACAGCGTGGTTATCAGATTTGTGTGGTTGGTTATCATCTCATGTCCACCATGACCCGTACATTACAACATCCAGACCCGCACAACAGGGGTCATTGGCAAGTTTACGTGCAAGATTGCCAACATTATTGAGTGAAAGAATATTTATATCTGGATAGAAAGGTTAATAAGAAAGAGTTATGAAGAAAAAAGAGTTAATAGAAATCATTAGGTTTGCAGTAAGACAGGAACTAAAGAAAAGTCTGCCTGCGATTATAAAGGAGTGTGTAAACCCTACACCAAAACCCAAGGTACGTAAACGTTTGGTACGAGAAACTGACCCGGTACAATTGGCAAAACAGGTGTTAAAGACAGAAACTAAGGTTGTATCTGCACCAAAAAAGAAGAATCTTGTTAAATATGCAAAAGACCCTGCACTTAATGAGGCACTAAATGCTACGCTCGGTGGGGTCCCCCAGGACGGAGGCCTTAGTAGAGTTGGGGCAGAGGGAATAACCTCGGATGAAGGACTGACCGACCTTAGTGGGAATCCTGTCAACGAAGAGGATCTTCCACCAGAACTATCTGCGGCTCTTACACGAAACTATTCGGACTTGTTGGGTGCTATCGATAAAAAACGAAATGGGGGTGCGTAAGTTAAATGACAACAACAATACCACTTGGCATTAAACTACCGTACAGAAAGGGCAGTGGTGGATACTTTCTACAAACACATTCGGACATGGAGAGGGCCCTGATAAACCTAAAGATGTTACTTATGACTGCAAAGGGAGAACGTCCCATGATGCCAACATATGGAAGTGATCTGAGGGAGTTGTTGTTTGAACCAAACATGGACGACCACATGGACGACCTATTCGAAGATTCGGTGAAGGAAGCAACTGCAATTTGGATGCCCGAAGCAATGATACTATATGTTAGAGTGGAGCGGGATTTGATTAACACACCAAGTTCTGCAACCCTTCACATAGGATTCAAGGTGACAAACATCCCAGATTCTGAACAAATTTTAATATTAGAGATATGATATGGCAGACGGATTTGAAACTACCCCAGTAAAACTTGCATCCAGAGATATAAATTATCTGGGGAAAGACTTCAACGCGTTCAGACAGAATTTAATCAACTACGCTAAATCTTATTTCCCACAAACATATAAGGATTTTAGTGAGAATTCCACCGGAATGATGTTCATTGAAATGGCAAGTTATGTAGGTGATGTGTTATCGTATTACATAGATTATCAATTCAAAGAGGGGTTTATACAACACGCAGAAGAACGAAAAAATGTAGTGACACTTGCGAACTATTTGGGGTATAAACCAAAACCGGCAATTTCGGCAGCCACATCACTGGAAGTGTACCAACTCGTTCCGGCAAAGACTAATTCTTCAACAGGAACAACCGAACCCGATTATAAATTTGCTTTAAATATTGCCCAGGGTATGGAAATTACATCGGGTGAGTCAACTCCCGTAGTATTTAGAACACTTGAATCGGTTAATTTTACAGAGGAGAGTGAAAACCGACCACGTGTAGTTTCGGTGTTCGATAGAGATCCAGTTACCAGTGAACCCACGTTTTACTTATTAAAGAAAACTACGATGGCCTCGGCCGGCACACTGAAATCCAGAGAGGTTGTTGTAGGAAATGGTGAACCATTTTTCGAGGTGGAACTTATAGAACCAAATGTTCTTGAAATAGTCTCGGTGAAAGATTCTTCCGGCCAACAATATCACGAGGTGCCTAATTTGGCCCAAGATACTATTTTTGTAGAAGAACCAAACACCGACAACCGAAACCCATTTTATAGCAAATATTCAGAAACAACACCATACATAATGAGATTGTTGCGAACATCTAGACGATTTATTACACGAGTGAATTCCGACAATACGGTGACATTAGAGTTCGGCGCAGGAACTGATAAGATAGATGATGAGATAATAATACCAAACTTAAACAATGTCGGTAGAATATTGAAAACTGAAAAGGGATTTGAACTTGCGTATGATCCATCAAACTTTCTCAAGACAAAAAGTTACGGTGAAGCTCCGGCAAATACAACACTCACCATACAATATTATGTTGGTGGAGGACTTACATCAAATGTAGCATCAAATTCGTTGAATAATATTTCATCAATTTCATTTGAAGACCAAAGTGAATATTTGACTGCACAGGAATCATCCATACTTGATACTATCCGAGGTAGTATTCGTGCAAATAATCCAGACCCTGCACTGGGGGGTGAAAATGCCGAACCAACCGAGGAAATAAGAATGAATGCCCTTGCGTATTTTTCCGCACAAAATCGTGCGGTTACACGGGAAGATTATGTTGTCCGAGCATATTCAATGCCCAATAAGTTCGGAAGCATCGCAAAGGCATATGTAACACCCGACGGAATATTGGACTCCGCAACACAACTGTCATTGATAAAATCACTAGAGGCACAACCGACTAAGACAAGTCCGGCAGGATTAACTACTGCATATGGAGAAATAAACAATCCGTTTGCAATTAATATGTATGTGCTGAGTTATGACAGGGACAAACACCTTGTCTCTCCCAACGAATTGATATTTAAGAATCTTAGAACATATCTGGGTCAATATAAATTAATGACAGACGGAATAAATATAACGAACGCGTTTGTTATTAATGTTGGAGTGGATTTGGAAATATCGGTATTTCAAAACTACAATAAAATTGATGTGCTGAGTGAAACCATCCGTGCAGTTAGGTCTTTCTTCAATATAGACAAGTGGCAAATTGCTCAGCCAATTGAACTGGGTGACTTGGAACTTACGATTGCCCGTGTTTACGGAGTTAAGTCGGTGGTTAGTTTGAGAGTTTACAACAAAACACTTGAGGATGGAAATTACTCTAGCAATGTATATGATGTGGACTCGGCCACATTTAATAAAGTTGTATATCCATCAATGGACCCATCCATATTTGAGTTAAAGTTTCCAACCCGTGATATTGTGGGGAGGGTTGTATAGTGAACATTTTTTTATACGCAGCTGCGGACTCAACTATATATAAACACAAAGATCTTGTAGACCTAAACACAGGATTTGACGAGATATTGGAACTGGAAAATACATATAGTGAACTGTCCGGACATCGAGTTTCCAGATTTTTAATGAGATTTGATTTTGAAAACTCCGGAGTGTCCGATGATATATTGGTGAACTCGGAGTATTTTTTAAATCTGAAAATAACAGAATCCAAGGAAGTTAAGCACAAAGGTGCATTGCAGGTTTTTCCAGTTGCGGAGTCGTGGGAAGAGGGTGTTGGTAGAAGGTACGACACAGAAGTTTCATATGAAGGTGTTACTTGGAAATCAAGAAGTAACACAAGACTTTCCTGGGAAAGTGAAGGGGCTTCGTTTATTAGATCCACAGAAAGTGGGCCAGATGCGGAAGAATTGGTATGTGAATATAAATTCGTGAAGAGAACATCCGATGTATCACTCAATATAACAAAGATAGTTGAGAAGTGGATAACCGGAGATATTGAAAACAACGGACTCCTGATAAAATTTAAAGATGAGAATCTTTCGGCCGAAGGAAAGATAGACTTCTTTTCAAAAGATACGAACACGATTTACAGTCCTTATGTTAGAATTGGATATAACGATTACTATTTCGACCCGTGCGAATGTATCCCATCGGAGAAACTTGAATGTTTATATGAAACGCAAGACGAACAGACAAATACGACAGGATCAACCTTGACACAGGGAAGTCCATGTATCATAAGTGGAAGTGCAGGGTTGGTCAGTGGAAGTGATTGCATAGTAACATCGGATTGGTCAGGACTACCATCCGGAAGTCCATGTATCATAAGTGGAAGTGCAGGGTTGGTCAGTGGAAGTGATTGTGCGGTAAGTGGAAGTCTATCTACACCGAACGATACATCAGATTGTAATGCAATATTGTCCCGGACAACAACACTACAACAATCAAAAATTAACCACATAACAGAGGATGATGTGGTTATAAAGTTGCGCGGCATCAAGGCAAAGGTTTCGGTAAAAGAAAGTGTTCGTATAAAAGTTGGTGTGCGTGAAAAATATCCACCAAAAACATTCCAAAAACATTCCAACTATTCACAAAATAATTACGTAGACCACCCAATATATTATTCGATTCGCGACGCAGATACGCATGAGATGCGAGTGCCGATGGATAAGTATTCACGTATAAATTGCGATGCCAACGGTCACTATTTTGATTTTGATTTTGGGTGCTTGAGTGTCGGCAGAATTTATGAATTTATAATTAGAATGGAAACACCTACACAAACACTGGAGCACATCGATAAAGTAAAATTTATGGTAACGACATGACGATGAAAAAACTTTTCCCAACATACATAACCGCATACGATTTTAACCAAGAATCGTATGATGAGTTTATAAAGACACCAAATGATGGTTCACAACTTGATGAATATAGTAATCTTATATTAAGTTCAAATTCCGATGATCTTGATATTGTGGAGGTCGATAAGTTTTTAATAAAGGTAACTCCACGGAAAAATATGTTCGATCAAGTACAGGTAGAAAATTTTTTTGATACGAGAGTTTCAGAGTTTACGGACACCGAATCCGATCCAGAAAATACCTCTACGGATGAAGAGTTGGTAGTGGAGTTTGCAGATGAGATTGAGGATGAACTTGGAGATCAACTAGCGCAAGAACAAATACTTCAAAGTCAGATAGACGAATTGTCGGACACACTTGATACAGAGATTGAAAGGGGAGTAAAATTTCAAGAAAATGCCTCGGAGAATTTTTCGGCCTCGAAGGATTTGATTATTTCACAGAGGATTTCACTCGGACAGGGGACAACTGACACGGATTTCAGTGAAAAGTTTCCATTTCTACCAAAGTCTGAAGATGAGGTTGAAGAAACTGCGGATAGTTTCCCATTTATGAGTGGATCATAAATTAATATGAATTGGTTATGGCAAACTATCACAAATTTGTAAAGAAATTTTCAACTGCTACCAATAGAGAGTTTGATTTCCCCCGAGGTTCACCTATTGATGAATCGATGTTTGATTTGCTCGCCGGAAATGAGATCTCCCAAGTTCCTCTGGAATTCGGTAGAAGTCAGAAGGATGTTGTAGAATTTGCCGTATACTCATCCGACAATGAATTAATTACATCGAATGTAGTTGAACGAAATGAAATTTTTGTAAAACGAGACTATGATTTTATTGATTATAACGGAGAGCATAGAATTGGTTCGTTGTCCACATTTGATAGAAATTATCCAGTTACTGCCGCTGGTGAGGTTGTCATATCACCAACACATGAACTAAAAAATTTGGGATATACTGACGGAACGCACAATATAGGAGTTTCGTTTAGGAATGAAATAATAGGTGCGTCGGATTCCGATTCAAAACTTGTAATAAAAAACATATCACCTTCACGAACAGAACTCAAGGTGATGCCAAGTTCATTGAAGACATCCCGAAAACCACTTGAAGTTGCTTTAAATTTTGAATATGAAAACTTTTTCAATAAACGAACATTGGTTGCTCATGTTTACAACGAAACTTTTAATTTTATAAAAACCGAGGGAATTCGCACATATGTTGATAGAGTAATTGCGGATAATGAAATAGAGGGGTACTCGGATTTGATATACGGTGTGGTCACGGCGTTTAAGTTCAATTCTTACCACGATTTTACAGACGAATGCACCGAGTTTCATGATAAGAGTGTTGAGTTATTTTCCAATGTTATGTTGTGGAAGTATAATGAAGTTTTTTCCGAAAAACAATTTGCCATTGAGTATATCAAGTGCATTGACTGGGTGCTTGACAACAGTAAACGATTTTCAAACAAAGATGTAGATGCAACACTATCCGATCCATATGATGTATACCGACAAACATTGATTGCTCAATATAACACCGCACTAGTATCTGCTATTTATACCGCAAGATTTGATTCGTATTTTTCAAATGTTCTTAATTTTGGTGGGGGCAGAATAATAACGTTTATTAGTGCGTCACGGGGCACAGAAAATTCAAACGATAACCGAAAACACCGGCCACTGGTAATAAAACTAATCGAACCACTACCAACGGATATTGTGGTAGGGGGGTCACTTCACATATCAAACACGTCATATTCGGACGACATAATACAGACTGCGATTATGTACAAACGCACAGTTCCTGTGTTGTATAAAATGCGTGGCCCGAATATATCATTCACATCCTCCGGAGGAACGAGGGAATATACTTCGGAAGAACTTGACAAAACTAAATCGGAGATACAGAGAAATGCTTTGCTCGACTCAACTGCCGAACTGGACGAGGGTTTGCGAGAGAGACTTAAAGAACTTGAGGTAGAGTGGAGAACCGAGTTATACGGAACACCGTTGTCAATTACAGATGAGATTTCAAGGTATTTCCACGGCCGAACGGAAGACCAATATTTGACAATTGATTACTCCTCATTCGAAAATTTTGTGAAGTTTTCGTCTGCAAGAAAAAGATTGGATGTGTTTATCTTCAAACTTGCAAAGGTATCGGAAATCGATAGACAACTAGAATCTATTCGAAGATCGTGGAGACTAACATCACCGGAGAAATTTGGCAAACTTTCATATGACACTCAAATGGAAGCATTGAGTTCGGAGAAATTGACTATGATGAAAGGATTTGATGGTTATGAACGGTTTCTATATTTTGAAGATATTATTAAACTGACCGATGAAGCCGAGGAGGTTCAATCTAAAATTGATGATATTATGTCCAAGGTTTATCAAAACGGAACAAACTATGAGTATGAGGAACGACTAGCAGAGTTGCGAGAGCAGTTGCTATATACATATGTAAGTTGGCCAAGAGCAGAATTCGATTGTGACGGGATTGACGATTGGTCATCTACAACGTTGGATTATACATATGGTGACCCAGCACTGCACGGTGAAGCAATCTGGTTGGTAAAACAAGACCAACATCCTGGACAAACAGACATCCCAGGTGAGTCCGATATGTGGGAATTTTTCTGCAAATGTGGTGAATGTGTGGGAAAGAAAATACCCATGACCGATGCCAGTTATGTATTTTTGACATCTCGTACCTATTATAGACCACAACCAATACCAAGCACGATGGCAGAATTTTCACAAAGTCCTGCGTATGCTTGGTATGCGGTGAAGGCAAAGGAGGCGGATTTCTATGACAAACATAATGATAATTCATTATTAAATAATACACCAGAATTTATAACTAGGGATGATGATAATGTTGATTATTTTGATTTTTTGAATTTCATCGGACATCAATTTGATTTGATACATATGTACGTGGCTGGTATAGGGACGATTCGTGAACCGAGGAACAGTGCAGAAAAGGGAATACCAAATGACATGGTTTCCCATATGTTGAATTACTTCGGGGGGAATTTCAGTGGGTATGACGATGGAGAAATCAATGCCCTTACCAAGCAAGTTAAAACAAAAAGTCATTTGGAGTTTATTAAGAAGTTCAAAGAGAAAAAGAATGTTATATGGAGACGAATTCTAAACAACTTACCACAAATTTTAAAAACAGTTGGGACAGAACAATCCATTCGGGCGTTATTTAGATGTTATGGTGTACCAGACTATTTGTTCAGAACACGTGAATTCGGTGGGGTTGAATATAACACGGACTTAAGTGACGAGGCACTTTATAGTTTTGATACCTTTGACTATTACTTAACAATATCACAGAAAAATCAGTATCTTGACATAGAGTGGTCCAGTCCAAACTATAATGTTGCTTCGGTGGAGTTTAGATTTGGATTTGATGATACACAAGTTGACAGAGGCAAATCGGTGGAAATTGTTAGAACGTCTGGGTGGCAATTTGGATTTGAACCGGAAGCAGATTCCACTTCGCATGAATATGGCAGATTTTACTTTAGAATTCTTATAGACGAGGGCGGATACGAAACATACGAAACCATCTATCTAAAAGATGTACAGACCGAAAAAACCCTGGTCACACCATACAACTCTACAAAATATGATGTACTAATTAACAGGAACTCGGGTGATGCCGATAAACATAGGAGGGGTATACAAATATATGTGAAACGAGTCGAAGGTCAGGATGTAGTGTACTCATCATATGCGGAATTTGCTACAAGTGATTTTTCATATGATAAATTTTACAATGGAAGTAATTCTGAATCAATTTCATTTGGGAATTATGTAGATTCTAATTTTTTTGGAAGGTTGGACAGGTTGCGAATGTACGAAACCCCACTACATGAATCCAGATTTGAAAACCACATACTATTCAATCAATCATATGATATGGATAACCCATATAGTTTGACCACGGATTTAATTTTTAAGGCAAACTTTGACTATCCATATTCACTAAATGCAACCGACACACAGTCATATGGTATAGTTGAGAATTCGGCATTTCGTAACGATGTACCAGTTTGTGCGAAGTGCTATAATTTTCAAAAACAAGAATACCCATATGACTTTGTGGGTGAGAATATTCGGCATTTCGCAAAATTACCTTCGTATGGTGCACAGGTTTTTAATAACAATAAGGTAAGAATAGAATCGCAGAAACTTATGACCCAACTTTCGGTTGCGTCTAGGTCAACACTGAAGAGCAATGATAGATTAACCGCAGACACCAATACGGTGGGTGTGTATTTCAGTTCAAGTGACTTGATAAACCACGAAATAATAAGATTTTTCGGTAATTTTAAACTGGGAGATTATATTGGAAATCCAGAGGATTTGTATAGTGAAACATATCAAGAATTTGAAAGAATTCGTGAGTTGTTTTTTAAACAAGGTTTCGGAAAACTGGACTTTACCGCTTATCTAAATATAGTTGAGTCATATGTAGATCCATCGTTGTTTGAAAATTTGAAAAAATTAGTTCCTGCCAGGAGCAGACTTATTGCAGGTTTGGTGGTTGAACCTACCTTATTGGAAAGACCGAAAATAAGGCGAAGGCCTATAGTAAATGAGATTTTGAAGTTCGACGACATTTATTTTAATCTGAAACCAAATACAAAAAATATGGTTTCTCATGCAAATAGCAGGCCCTACGATCAAACGGACTTGGAAATCAACACAACAGGATATAAATTTTATACAAAACAGACACCCAAAGTTACCAACTGGTTTCCAACGGAGTATAACATGAACTCTGTCAAAAACATTCCAAACGAATTAATGTATGGGGTGAATTCGATTCAAGGAATTTCGTCTGGATATAAGATAGAAAAACTTTCTCCTGTATATAAGAGATATGCAATTGATGGTGGAGGTAACAAAACCTACAATGCAGTAAAAATAAGTGGAACTCTGTTGAGTGAGTCTGAATTTGATTGTGTGTTTTATGGAAAATTGGGTTCCGCAATATCAAATAAGAAAGAATTAAAACGACATATAGCATGGATACACAAAGATACAACTATTAATGGAGAAAAACCAGATATATTCGGTGAGTTTAATACGGCAGGATATGCTATATTTGGGTATGTTTTTAACGGACACCGAGTGGTTGGAAAACTTTATGGAGACTTCATAGGACAAATACAAACTGGACACGTAAAACGACTGAGTGTACTTGGAAGGATTGGAGGTAGGGTGTATGATGAATGCGATGCGGTAACATTTGGTGGGTCGATATCCAAATCACTGTTGGGTGTATATAAGTTGACTGGTGCGATGGATCGTAAGTCGGAGAGTGATAAAACCAGAACACGGGAAATTGAAAGAGTTTTTACTGACGGTGATTTGAATGCAGTAAAAATACCAAACACAATACAAAAGAAAATTCCCATTGATATTGAATATAACACACATTTCACGATTCAAAACACATCCAAGTCCGTCGCCACTGTTACTGGGGAGTATTCCGGAAAATTACAATTAGACGTTTCGGCGGTATTTCACCCACCCACTGTGGCCACATTTGATATAGAATGGCAACAGGGCAAAGTGCTTAACAACACGGCCGGTGTATCCTATTTTAAGAAAACAAAAACATTACTTAAGATACAGAAATCTTCATATGACTATGTGCATAATATAGTTTCGAGTGAATCAAATAGTTCGTCGATGACACCAGAGGATGCACTTAATTTGGATGTAAAATTGGTAGGGCATGATACACAAGATTTGAATGTGGATGGGTTGCTTACTACAACTGCACAACAGAATTGCAATGGTAGTTCTGGTATTGAGGACTATGTTGAAAAACAGACAAAACGAGAAATGTCACTCAGACAATACGATATAGTGGGTGATGCGTTTGCCAATGGATATGATGCGGAACTTTTTTATATTTCGGCAAAACCCCCAACACCGTTTCACGTCGGAGACAGAGTTTATTTGACAGGAGTGAATATGTGTTATTCGGCACACCCAACCAATCAACCAAGAGCAAACTTCAATGATCAATATTATGTTATATCAAAAATTACTCACAATGAAGATAAAGGAACCATTGATATAGAGTTTCCCCATGAAAAAGATGTTTCCATAAATGCAGGAGGGACATATGAATCTGGAGGTCAAGTGGGTTATAGTCCAGAGAAAATATTACCCATCGTAGATACTACCAAACACATAGGTGACTGGTCTACACACTATGAGTATGATATACCATTTGAGTTTACACAACAAATGAGAACACCAACCGAAGATACGGATGGAGATGGATTTTATGATGTCTTTATGCGTAATATACCACTGAGTGTTTCATATAAAAATGGAGAGTTTTTGGTGGAGTGGTCCAACCCACAACAAACGGATACGAGAGGAGAACCACAAACAGGACAATTAAAACTAAATCTCACAGACGAAGGTGCAGTGTCAGATATGAAAGGGTTTTCTTCAGCAACATCCTCCTCCGCCTCGTGGTACTTTGGAGAATCCGTTACCAGTGAACTAGAACTACCAGATGCGGATTGTCAGATTGTATATAAACTAAAGGTTAATGCGAATTTAGCAAAACCCAAACCCACTACCACATACCCGATGATAATAGATGAAAGTTTTAGTATGGGTGATACGGTGGAGGTGGTGTTTAGACGGGGAACCTATTTATGGCACTCCAGTGCAAGGGGGTTGGAATCTATAACTGGAGTGGTTACCTGTATATCGGAACTAGACGGAGAACGGTCAATAACCATAAAGAATGGAGACGATGTGGAAACTTTTACGATTTCCTCAACTCATGTTTATAGTCTTAGAGTCGTTAAATCTGCCGACGAAACCCATACAAAGGAAATTGATTTTAACGAGACATACAGTGAAAAACTGAGAGGTATATCCGCAAGTGAGAAAAAGTATTATCCGGATAAGAATTTCAAAAAACTTCCAATTAAAATTAATGCATCAACATATGTCACTATCGAGAAACCGTTTGAATACTACAATATTAAGGACATAGGAACCCCAACTTTTAGTATACTTGAGGGGAAGTTTCCCCAACACAAGAGCAACTACCGAAATGTTTTTTCAGCTTCCAGTAAACGAAGGGGTGATATGTATTGCCGAAGATCAGTAAGTTCGACCAACACAACAATATCTCCAGATGGTGGCCCAGATAAAACTCCCGCAATAACTAGAAAGAGAAAAACATCAATCCAAGACGGTGCAGGTGATTCCTTTTGGTATCTGGCGGATGAACCGGTGTCTACTCCAATAGATTGCGGGCACACAGAAACAACCCACATAGCATCGGAGGATGAGTGTACAACACCACCCACAACACTACCAACTCCAACACCCGAGTCACCGGAACCGTCGGACTTGCTGAACTTGGATTCGTTGCAATTACACTATACATTTGAATCAGACGAAGAGTCGCAAATTATACATGATAAGTCAGGTAACCAAAGACACGGAACACTACATTCCGCGGAGATACGAGATGGAGGGGAGAGTAGGTCATATAGGAAACTTTTAAGACTAGACAACGATGTTAGGACTAATCCAGAAAATATGAACAGTTATCTTTCCGTCTCTCAAGGAACTCCCATAGGTGCTTCTTCGGCAACTATTAGTTTTTGGATTAGACCGACCGGTATAAGTGACAGTGATGTGGGAATCGTTCTAAACAATTCAACCGAACCTAACAATAGACACGGAATTATACTGAATCCAGGAGGAAACCGGTTTTCTCTTGGATATACTTGGCAAAGTGGTGTGGATTCCCACAATATAGACCTCGAAGTGGAGCTCCCACACGATGCGTGGACTCATGTGGTTATTTTAATATATGCCGAGGGGTTTGTACGGACGTTTGTCAATAAGTCGTTCGTAAACAACTATGACTTGGGGGTTAGGCACTCCGAGGTCACATTTGATAATTTGGAAATCGGTCGATTTTCGGGAATGATAGATGACATTCGGGTTTATAACGAGGTACTTGACTATGGGAATGTGATGTTAGCCAAAGAGGCAACAGGATTGGTCGGTGAGTTATACGATTCAACGAGACAAAATGATACATCACCCACCACATCTAACAGTTGCGAGGAACAGCCATATAACTATACATACCACCAATCATCGGCGTTTATACAGGCAAACGATGTATACGTTGATAATCCGGGAGATGATCCTATTGCAGATCCAGAAATTGACTCTAAACGGAAATTTGTAGTTCAGGGAGGTCCGAATGCAGGTATTGAAAAAAATGCAACAACTGAGTTTATGGGGAGTCTTTGTGGGAAACTGAAAGAGATTGTTTGATTTCATATAAAAACGAAGTATATAAATATTTATATGGAAAAGGTACTTAGTTAAATATATATATTAAAGTGTCATGGGTTATCTTAATAACGAAACAATTACGGTCGAGGCCGTCCTAACAAAAAGAGGACGAGAACTGCTTGCATCAGATAGTGGATTGAATATAACTAGTTTTGCATTGGCAGACGATGAGATTGATTATACATTGTATGATTCAAACCATCCGGATGGTTCGCAATACTTTGATATGGCATTGCGGAATACTCCGGTATTTGAACCATTAACCGATGAAACACAGTGTTTAAAATATAAGTTGGTAACCCTGCCCTCTGGCACGAAATATATTCCTGTAATTAAGTTGGGACAACAGAGTATCACTCTTGACAAAGACTACAATGGGGTGGTTACATTAAACCCAACTACAAATCCTGTATATAATACACGACTTGGATATACGGCAGTTCTATCAAACAGGGAAGTAGGAACTATCACCGGAACAGGAGTGGACGCATCTGTCGGACAAAATACTGCGATATTCTTGGGAGATACCGCAAGTACATATGCCCAAACCGCACTCGGCCTGTCATTTGAATTTAGGGTAAACCCGTCAATAACTAGAAACGTGGGGGCCAATTTAACCGTCATTGGTAATGAAAGTGGAGGATCTATAACGATCCCGGTTAATGTGTTAGCTGAACCACTTGAAGGGATTTCCGAAAGTGGAAATATAGGGTAATGATATTTAAGGAACTTGATAGCACGGACAAAGTTGCCGGCCGTGTAACATCGGTACATGATGGTTTGTTTTCCGGAGACCATCCTGGGGAATTGGATAGTTTCTATTATGATGAAACGGCCCACGAAGAAACACCCCTATCAAAATCACACGATACATTGGGTTCGGCAAGAACTCACATGAATGAAAACTGGACACTTCCGAGAAAGGAAGACTACTATACTAACATATATCACGAAGAGTTGTACATAGGAGGCTTAACAAATCAAGCATCCGAGCAACAATTTTCAGTGACATATGGAAATATATACGGATATGGTAGTCCACTTTCCCAAGCATTTGATTCAAAAAGTCCACGAATAACAAAGACAATCTATAGTCAGTATAAAAATATACTTTTAAATCCTGACGATAAGAAATTCACATTCACTCAGCAAATTTTACGAACCGATGGCACTCATGGTTTCGTGGGATATAATTCTGACTCAATTTATGCTATCAACTTTTCTACATCTCGTATGAAAGAACGACTTGATGAGGGTAATTTTATGATGACACTGGGAGTCACGTTGGACGGAAATCCGTCATCGGAGATTAATTACAGAGCATCTTTCCAGGATAACAGTGTGTTCGGTACAGGTGTCAGTTATGTTTCATCTTCACCACAATTCGGCCGTGTGTTTGATTTGGTCAAGGTTGAAAATTCGGACAGGTATAACACAGACGCAGCGGATGTAGTCCGAATGGTTAGTGCCCCGGACGATTATGCTGATGAAAGTGGTGAAGATATTCGGTATTGTCCTGAAAAAAATCTTAGTTTCGGTTTAGTTTATCCAGATTTGGGAATTATAGTTTTAAATCCAGTAGCAATTGCTGAACAATTTAAACTCGGATTGCACAACGCACTTTTGAGAGATATGGCAGAGAAAGGTGAAACTACATTTCCGGTTGGATATGCGATTGAAGAAAACGAGGGGGCAAAACTGGCATGGTACGGAGATGTCAACCCAACAACTCACCGACTGGGTGATGTCTCGTCATTTGTGTCTAAACGGAATGAACATGAAAAAATAGTTGATAATCCAGATACATGGAGAGACTTGGAAGATCTGAAAACTGCCGGAGGGGATAGAAACTATCAAAACTTTCTTAAATTAGTAAACGCATTGCAGGTCGGAAAAAAGTTCGAATGTAGAAATACCGAAATAATCCCATCGAAGCATTATTTTATTAGAATAAAAAATACGGATTTTAATTATAGTAACAATCCGTCATTCGTATATCAGGGGTTTGAAGCAGACACCGAAGCAAAGAAGGCAAATGCTTCTAGGGATGATTACTTGGGACGCGTACGACATGGTGACTTTATTACTGATCCAAGAGTTTATATAACAACAATTGGGTTGTATAATGAAGATAATGAGCTGGTTGCTGTTGCAAAATTGAGCAAACCTATATTAAAGACATTTGATTCCGAGGCCTTGGTTAAGGTTAAGTTGGATTTTTAATCGGTTCATTTTGAAAAACCTAAACGGTTTTCAAAAAAAATATATTTATATTCATGATTAAACCACTGAGAAGTTCGGATAAGATTGTCCGGCCCTTTAAAACATTCAAGACATGGACATATAAAAGCACCGACCTATCTGATGTTATTTTGCTGGAACAAATCTATTATTCACCAGTGTCTGGTGGGATGGTGGGTGCGGTAGAGGTTTTAACACAATCACAGATAGAATCGCAGTGGGGTGAGTATTTCTCACATGATGAACTTGAAGTGAGTACCGAGGTCAATCAATCAAAAAAGTATTTAAATGTATATAACAGGGCAGACGATTCACTAATAGCAAGATATCAGGAAATCGACGCAACCAATCTATTGTCGTATGAAAGTGGTGACGGAGTATCACCAGAAACACAAGAAATACAAAAGGGGGAGTTTGGTATAATTACCAAGCTTGGAAAAAACACAAAGGGAACATTTTATCCAACGGGACATCGATACTATGACTCAAAAAAGGAACCGATTAATTTTGACGGAACATACCACAGAGTTGTGTATAATACAATAAAGCATTTGTTCTATAATGATTATTTTGTTAAACATTATGATTACAATTCAAACCATGAGTTGAATATAAAAAATCCACTGATGTTATTTGGAGTGGAGAGTGCGGAATACCACGATCCAACTGTACTTGCGGATATTGATACCGGAGAGAAATACACGGATAGGAGAATAGAGAGACGTGTAATCGGTGACAATATACTAGTGTTGGAAATTTCAAGGAAGAATTTTGGAGAGAAAATTAGACCAAAGTCTGTCAAGATAACCGATTATAGTTCGGAGTTTGAAGTGATAACTATCGAAGATGACGGTTTCACAAATTTAATTACTACGGAGGGAGTGTTTGAAAGTGTCCATCGTGTTGGCATGACATGGGCAGAAAAAATATCGGCACCAGACGAAGGTATGGGTGAGTTCGATCCTAGAGATTTTTCCTTCGGAGAGCAACTTGCTTCAAGTGGTATTTATTTTATATCCGGTTGCCCAATGAACACCGATGAAATGTCCGAGTCACAAACGGGCAGTGCGTTTATATATAAATTTGATAGTGAACACGACACATTCAGAGTCGTGCGACCATTTGTATGTCCGTTTACTCAAAATGGGTTGGCATTGGAGCAACGGCACGATCACAACAATGTATTACTAAAGCAGATTGGTGGAGTATTACTCGGACAGGATTATTCGTTGAATGATAATTTCGGTGGTGCGGTTGACCTTACGGAGAACTATTGCGCGGTGGGCTCGTCGAGGTCACATATTAGAGGAAATTCCAGAGAAGCTCCGTCTGGACATGTTTTTATATATGAGAGAAATAAGGGAGGGAATGATCACTGGGGAATGTTGAATATACTTGAAGGACTACCTGGTTCCGAATTCGGAGCCTCCGTATCAATTGATGGTGATATGATGGCAATAGGTTCTCCTGGAATTGCGAATGGCAAGGGTGCGGTTTATATATTTCGCAAAGAAACCCGTACCACGGAAAGTCCGTGGAGTCGAATTACTGATGTCCCCGAGGGTTACACATGGGATGGTGAGAATAAAAAGTTCAGGGGATACCCTGAAGATTTCGAGTTGGAGAGGATAAACGAGTCAACTACACGATGGAAAGTAAAAGGAGTTATTCCTGATGGCAATTTGTTAAAGTGTTTTTCTGACATAGGAACTTTTGAGTTGATTTCGGGCAGTTATCCGACAGACACGATTGTGTCGGGAAGTATTATATCAGGCAGTTATCCGACAGACACGATTGTGTCCGGAAGTATTATATCGGGTAGTATATCATCTGGGTCTATACCTAGTGAACTTGAGTGTATGTGTGATTTGTCGACATTTGGTGGGGAGGGTATAATTACACATGGCACTCTCAAGCATAATGAAGAGGAGTTCGATTCTGGATACGAACCACACGAATATTCGGAAACACCCAAACAATCTACCGGTGATTCAACTTGGGTTTTTGATTCATATGTGGTACCGGCAGAGTTGGAAAATTGTGAATCGTTTGGTGAGAAGGTCAAGTTGACAGGAAATTCGTTGTATGTTTCAACACCATCATCACATACGCAGGTTTGTTATGTATTTGA